AGGAGCGGGTGCCAGCTTTATACCGTGAAGGGTGGTTCCCTTCCGGTTAGCTGGGCAACCCGCCCCCTCCGTCTTTCTTGGTTCTCTACGGGGACCACGTCCTTCGTAAAAATGAGCACAGCTCAGGAGAACCACGTGCCTTATCGGTCTTATGTAATGTCCCATCAGGGACTGGACGACTTCGTAATTGAAGACGTTCGGTTAAACTACTCGTGGAATCACAGCGACAGGTCGCCCAAGGGCGGCCTGCTACTGCGAGACAACGGGTTAACCTACGAAGAATGGAAAGTGCTACGCTGGGAGCCGGGAGGCTCTCAGGCCGCGTACTTCCTGCCGAATGCTGCCGATTCCAACCTGTGCTGGCGCTGGGGTGATATCCCTAGCGCTACACGTCGGTTGGAGGCGCAGACCTACGCAAGGTTCCGCGGTAAACTTTATAAGGGCTCTGCAGCCCTGGGCGTAACACTTGCGTCCTGGAGGCAGTCGCAAGAAATGATAACGGCGCGTTATCGGCAGATGATTCGGGGTCTGGACACTATGTCCCAGGCCATTGATCAACTCTACCGGTCGGCGCGTCAACGTGATTTCGAGCGACTGGCGAAACGCTTGGCGGGAGCCCACCTTGAAGTAATATTCGGGTGGCAACCTCTCGTTCAAGACATCCTTGCAGCGGCTACTACGGTGATCCATGATCAACCACAGGTCCAGCGTGTCACGACAAAGGCTTCGGCCCCCGTCGAATTGTTCGAAACCTGGGGTGACCCAGGCTACGCGCAGACATACTGGACTGGTTATGGCTATCTTAAAGTGGCAAGATCGGCGACCATCGAGATTACTAACCCAAATCTCTGGTTGACCGAACGTGCGGGGCTTCTCAACGGAGCTGCCGTAGCATGGGACCTAGTCCCTTGGTCGTTTGTGGTGAATATGTTTGTGAACACTGGTCAGCTTGTGAATTCCATAACGGATTTCGCAGGCCTCAGTTTCCCGAGCTCAAGCATCACATATGGCCTCCCTTACGGGTATACAGTTGTTTCAGCGCCGGGGTCCCGTAATAAGGACCCAAGACGGAGCGAGCTGTACGGTAAAGCCGTATATCGCGTGAAGTCTAAGTATCGGTATCTGAGCGGCCTAGCCCGTCCTCCGTTAATCACGAAGCTGCCCGAAGTTAACTGGGAGCTGGCTGCAATCGCTGCAAGCCTCGCGGTCCAGAAATTTCGGAAGGTCAGTGATTTTATCTCAACCTTTACAAAATAGGTACAAAATGCCACAAGCACAAGACATCATTGTCAACAACGGGGCGGAAACCCCGGTCGCGAAGACGTTCACGCTCATTAACCCCGCAGCCGGCGACGGCGGCGTGGCGATGTGGGCATTGAAGGAGGGTCTGATCTCTTCGGTCTTTCCGAGCTTCACCGCTGTGGCGGCCAAAACCGCCAACAAGTCGCGCAAGCTAACGCTCAAGCTCCGCGTGCCGTCGTCCTACACGGACGCCGTCACAGGCCTCACGGCCGTGGGCTCTGCAGCAGAAGCAAACGTGACCATGTCGATTCCCGACGACTTCCCCGAGTCTCGCAAAGACGACGTCACTGCCTTCGTGACTAATATCATGAAGGATACACTCGTCCAGGAGATGCTTCACGACGCCTACCCGGCGACGTGATTATTCGGGATAGCTAAGTCGGATCTACAACAGCAGGAGTTCGTATGGACCAAGTTCAGACACTATTGCGGAAGGTATTCCGCGGTATCGGGTCATCGCGGGCACGGAGGTATGAGACCCTCCTAGCTCGTGGTGAGTGGGCCTTGCTACAACAGCAACGCTTACCACCCGCAAGTACGTATCAAAACGCCTTTGTATACCGCAAGGATGCAATGGTGACGGACATTGTTAGGAAGCTCGCGCTTCCGGGCAATGACGCTACTTGCACTCAGGCAGCAATTGCCAAGTTCTGGGCCGCGGAGGCTCAGTGCAAGGCTACTAACGACCGACTCGCACCTTATGAACATGGCGCCTTGTTGGCGCACGAGACCCCAATCATGGAGTTTATCGTGCGCTGGCGCCACGAAGTGAGGCTAGCGATCGGACGTTTGCCGGAGATGGTGGAACCGCGCTTCTCGCGCGGCAGCACGTTATCCGATCCAGACGTCAGAGTAACAATTCCTGACAAGCTTTCGTCTAAGCCAACTATGTACGCTCACGGTGAAGGGTCGGCTAGGTTAGACCTGGCCGGTACCCCATTCACCCCCAAGCCATGGGAGCTAGTTCGGGCAAACCGCTTCTTTACAGTACCAAAAGATGCTCAAGAGCATCGCGGTTGCTGTGTTGAGGCAAGCATCGCTGTGTTACAGCAGCTCGCTTACGGTAAGCAAATCGAACGAAACTACGAGCGACACTATCGAGTCAACTTGCGTCGAACCCCGGAGTATCATCGGTGGCTAGCTGCCATCGCTTCACGCTTCGGGACGTTTGCAACGATTGATCTCAGCAGTGCCAGCGACACCATAGCAACCCGCCTCGTGCGGTTATTGCTCCCTGGTGCCTGGTACACTGCACTCGACTCTTGTAGAGCCCGCCGTACCACCCTCCCTGGCAAGGGAGATGTGGTGTTAGAGAAGTTTAGCTCGATGGGGAATGGCTTCACTTTCCCCTTAGAGACGCTTCTCTTTGGCACTCTGGCGCGGGCCCTGGGGTCGCGTTGTAGCACCGTGTTTGGCGACGACATCATCGTTGAAACCGAGCGCGCTCCAGCTATGATAGCGGCCCTGAGGTTCTTCGGCTTCACGCCGAACGCGCGAAAGACTTTCTGTGATGGTCCTTTCCGAGAGAGCTGCGGAGGCGACTTCTTTAATGGAGAACCCGTGAGGGCCCATTTTCTCAAAGAATTGCCAAGCGAACCGCAGCATTGGGTTATGATAGCAAATGGCCTACGTCGTTGGGACCCCGACCTTCACTGGCTCGGGGCCGCCTGGAATTACTGCATCGATCAGCTCCCTCGGGACTGGTCTCTCTGCAGATCCGGCGACTGGCACGTATGTCATTCAAAGGCAAGCGAGCACAATGACTTCGCTGACCTAGCTATCTATGATCCAAGCACAAGGCCCGTCATGCGGGACATCCAAGTTCAGACTCCTAGTGGAAACGTCAAGACTTCCATGCCATGCTGGCGCGTGAAGCGCGCAATACAGCGGAAGTATAGCCTTGACGCCCACTTCGGGCCTGACGTTCGCATTATCGCGCGCACCCTCGGCTGCGAAGCCGAGGTGTCTGTGCGTGGGCCCGTGAAGGGCTATGCGAATAATTGGATTCCGTGTTACGGAACAGGCTGGCTGCCTGGGACGAGCGTTTAGGAGCACGCTTAGCTCTAGGCCGGATTGGAACCCGGCCGTGGTGGCGTTTTGATAGCCACCTTGAGGGGATTT